GGGTCTGAGCTTGTCGCGCTGGAATGGATTGAAGACGGAGCGGCTTCGCATAAAGTTAAAGTTTTCGACGCTAAAACGCGGTCGCCAAAGCGTGAATGGGGGTTCGCTCAGCTTCTGCAGATGGTGAAATCCCGCGCTGGCCGCGCAGTGCTGTGGCGCGGCTTTGGGTCGTCAACCGATGTCGCAGTTATGAACCACAAGACAGGCGCGGTTCTTCGGGCCGTATCATTTGCTAGCAGGGCGGTGGTAGATATCGCAATTAATCTACGCCGTTTTGCAGTGCTTTACGCGGAAGCAGGAGGATTCATAATTGAGCTTTTTGACATTGAGACTGGAGAGTCGATCGACAAAATCAGCGCGTCTGGCGCTTATGCGATTGCAATGAACGAGAGATACATGATCGCGGTTTGCGCGTCTGGTGAGTTCGGCGCGCTGTACGGCACGCCAGGAGGAGGCATTAATGTCTATCGCATCTTTGACGATGGCCTTTCGTTTGTTCGGACGGATTACCCTGTTGCGCCAATCGGCGATGCTGAATATCCGTATGCGGGGTGATGCGGGTGCACGCAAAAGTGCACGCAGAAACGCAAAAGCCGCGCAACCGCGCGGCTTTCAGCAATGCATTCTTCCCGCTGAACTATGACGAGGACTCGGGGACCGCATTCTAGCGCACTTCCAGCAACGGCGCGACCCGTGCCGGCGTCGCTGCTTTTCCGCTTGCCGGCCTGCTGCATGCTGCTGCACACTCCCGCGCTCAGATGCACGGCACAGTGCACTCATTTTGCACATCGGGTGCACGCAGCGGGGCGAGCATGGCGACGATCATCAAACAGCGCGGAAAGTGGCGGGCGCAGGTCCGTCGCGTGGGCGAAAAGTCTATCAGCAAGACGTTTTCGAGCAAAGCCGAGGCCGTGGCATGGGCTCGGCAAATCGAGGGCGCGATGGATGCCGGCACGCACCGGCCGCGGGCGGTGGTCACGGTCGCGGAGGTGATCCAGGCGTACCGAGACTTGCGCGCGCGTTCGGGCCGGCCGATCGCGGACACGGCAAACGAGCACTATCAGCTGCGCCTGCTCGATGCCGGCCTGGGGCAGAAGCGCGCGGAGGCGCTGACCGTAGGCGACTTGGTGCAGTACGCGCAGGATCGGCGCGCCGAGGGCGCCGGTCCTTACACGATCAACACGGACGTGGGCCGCCTGGGGACGGTGCTGCGGCACACCGCGGCGGTGCTCGGGCTGGCGGTGCCGGATGTGGTTGGAGCGGCACGCCCGACGCTGCACCACCTGGGGCTGATCGGCGGGGGTGGCAAGCGCGAGCGCCGACCGACCGATGACGAGCTCGACCGGATCGCGGAGTATGCGCGCCAGGCGGCGCATCGGTCGGCGCTGTGGGCGGTGATGCCGGACATGATCGACGTGGCGGTACAGACTGCGCTGCGCCGCGGCGAGTTGCTGCGCATCCGGTGGGAGGATGTAGATGCGGCGCGGCGACTGGTGCTGGTGCGCGACCGGAAAGACCCGCGGCGCAAGGACGGCAACGATCAGTGGGTGCCGCTGGTGGGCGACGCGCTGGAGGTGATCCAGCGGCAGCCGCGCGGAACCCGGGCGGAGATCTTCCCGTTCGGTGAGGCGCTGCTCTCGAAGTACTGGCTGGAGGCGTGCCGTGCGCTGTCGATCCCGGATTTGCACTGGCACGACCTGCGCCATGAGGCGGCAAGCCGGCTGATCGAGGCGGGGTGGTCGGCGCACGAGGTGCGGGTCGTGACGGGGCATGCCTCGTCACAGCACCTCGATCGGTACGTCAATCTCGATCCGGCGGACGTGGCGCGGAAGGCGGTGAAATAAAAAACCCCGCCGAAGCGGGGTTGGTGCCTCAATCCTCCGGGCTATACCAGGCGCCGGTCTGCTGGTCCTTGATCGCAACCGCTCGACCTTCCTCGTCGGTGATCTTCAGGACGGTTCCTTGCCATACCTGATCCCTCGTCGCCTTGGCTTTTGCACCCTGGAGTGTGCCTTCGTAGATGTCGCCCTTCCTGACGCTTTCGAGGTTCTGAAGCTCGTGGATGATGTACTTGCCCATGACTGCCTCCTTGACTGCCTTCCTTACGCCCATGCTGAGGTTCCCGCTCCCGAGCGCCTTTGCGCGCTCAACCGTCTCTTCGTCCAGCATCACCTGGACGCGCCGGACGGCCACGCCGTCGCGTGTCTGACGGCCAAGGCTCATTGTTTCCACACGCCGCGCATTGGCGCGGCCTGGGACATCTCGACCGCCGCTTGCGCGGGGTCCTCGGCGGCCTCAATCTCTGCCGCGGCCTCCTCGAGCGGCCACCACACGCCGCCCTCGGTGTCGACCACCACGAGGCGGCCATCCATTGTTTCGGTGTGAAGCGTCATGATTCTTCTCCGGTTTGTGGTGCCGCCCCTGCGATCACCGTGTTTGCATAATACACACTATACAGGAGAGAGTCAAGAAAATTCACGCCGCCCGAGCGGCTGTCCTGATCCGCTCCAGGTAGTCGGCCACGTCCTGCGCCGCGAACAGCGGAGTCTTGCCGCGGAGGATGACGGGGATTCCGAGCGTGCGCCGCTGGTTGCGCAGCGTGCCAGGCGCGAGGTGCAGCACTTCGCCGAGTTGTGCTTCGGTGAGGAGCGGGCCGTAGCGGTCGAGGAGGTGGGCGTGGGTTAGCAGTGTCATCTAGGCCTCCTGTGCTCGCGCTCGGATTGCGAGCGCGTCTGCGCGCAGATCGTCGTACTTCTCTTTCATCAGCGCGGTCTGCGCAGCAAAATGATCCGCTGCCTCCAGTCGGCGGCGATTGCACTCGTCGCGCTCCCTCTCAGCCGCTTCGATCTTGGCGCGCAGGGCGTCGCGCTCATCCCTCGCTTTGCGGTACATCGTCAGCGACTCGGCGTCGGATTTCTCAGCCGCTTCGAGCCTCGCGGCCAGCCGCTCGATTTCGTCCGCAGCCGGCAAGCATCACGGCGGGCACGTCTCCGGCAGGGTGGGCGATCTTGCGGGCGTAGCGACGCAGTTCGTGGGCGTGGTCTGTCATGGCTTGGCCTCCGGTGCTGCTGCGAGCATGGCTCGATAGCAGTGTTCAGCTCGGTGTGCGTTGATCGCATGGCTGGATTCAAGAGCTGCTGTGATCATTGTCGGCGTTGGCTCAATCGGCACGAGTTTATAGCCTTCAAGTACGCTCGGCGCGGGCTGTGCGCCGGTAACGCGGGCCTCGATTGCTTTCCACGTCGGCTCGTATTCGGGCCAGTCGGACTCGACGATAAGCCCTTTAAACGGGGGCTTATTAGCGCAGTCTCGCCCAGCGTCAATCTCATTCTTCATCATCGCAAGGTGTGCCCTGTCAGCATCTGTCAAGTATCTTTCAACCTCTGATAACTTGAAAACGATGTAACGGTCTTCGCGCGTGAATTCGGTACTCATTTCTCTTCTCCTTTTGCGCCGGGGAGGGCGTAGAGAGCGCGGGCCTCGTAAAGCCAGTCGTGAAGCAAGGGCGTCTTTTTGATGTCTTCCGCGTACTCCTCGCTGCACTTGCGCCACGGCCCCCACGTCCCGTCGTTCCATGCCGGTCTAGTTCGGGTTTGCCACTCTACTGGCCCCTGCCGCTCCATGCGCTCGACCTTGGCACGCAGCTCGTCGCGCTCATCCCTCGCTTTGCGGTACATCGCAATGCTTTCGGCGTCGGATTTCTCCGCCGCCTCCAGCTTCGCCATCAGAGCTGCCTCACGCGATGCGCCCATGCCGTTCAGGCGGGCTTGCTCGAGGCATTCGGACTCAGCCGCCTCGAGGCGGTCGAGCAGTGCATGAACAATGGTTGAACTCTGCGGGCGCTTGTCTTTCCGCAGCTCGTTGGTGTCGATGGTCATTTCGATTCCTCCAGTTGTCGTTTCATCACTCCTTCAGTCGTCGTAGAGCAACCGCCGCCCATGTCCATCCCGAGTGTCCCAGCGGGCGCAATCAGCAGCCCGTACACGTCGCTGCCCACGTCATATGCGTTGCGCCGCTTTCCCGTCCACGGATCGAAAAGCCATGCAGCAATCCCGTGCCAGTTGCGCCATTGGGTTGCGTGGCTTGGGTACGGCCTTTCTTCGCCGGTCGCGGGGTCAAACTTCATCAGCGCGTCTTGCATTGCTGGTTCCCGTTCCTGGGCGTTTCGGCGCCCAACAAAACGCTGCACCGGCTGATTGTCGCAGAGCGCGTAGCGGCGGAGCATCCGGCCTAGATCGTCCGCGTTGACGATAAAAACCCCCTCGGTTGCCGTCTCTGGCAAGCCTTGCTCCCGTGCCATGCGGATAATGTCGTCTCTTGTCATCGCTTAGTCTCCCTACGTACAGCGAGCATAGCGTCGGCAACGCGGTAGGCGTACTGAGCACCAAGGATGGGGTCACTTTCTAGTGCTGTGCCGAGCGACTGCGCAAGCAATCCCTGCATAGCCTTCGCTGCGAAATAGTCGCGCAGGGTCATGCCGAATGGGTCGCGCATATCTCCGCTACCGATAGGAAACGCCGGTCCGCCGTCGATTGGATTCATAGTTTGGCCTCCGGTGCTGCTGCGAGCATGGTGCGAATGAACCGAGCGGCATATGCAGTTGTGGATTCCAGATGGTCATCACCCTCGCCTGTGACGTTGCCGACATTGACCGTTTTTTCATAGCCATCCAGACCATCAGCCACTGCCTCAAGATCTTCCCGGCTAAAGCCGTCCGGCACGCTCGGCGCGGGCTGTGCGCCGGGTAGGGCGTAGAGCTTCGACCCCACAGGCAGAGGCACCCAAACTTCTGAACAAATGTAGTTCCCTGTGGAATTGGCGCGTTGAATTTCGCCAACCGGCTCCTGCCTCTCCATAGCCTCGATCTTGGCGTGCAGGGCTGCGCATTCATTCATCGCGTCTTCACAGCGCCCTGCGTGCCAGTCGCGCTCTTTCTCAGCCGCTTCGAGCTTCGCAAGCAGCGCAGCCTCGCGCTCGCTGCCCATCCCGTTCAGGCGGGCTTCTTCAAGGGCCTCGGCCTCCGCCGCTTCGAGGCGGTCTAGGAGTTCGGAGACTGCTTTCCACGGTCCCGGAGTTGCTGCTTGCGCCAGTCGGCGCAGTTCGTTGATGTCGATCATTTCGACCTCCAGCTCATTGAATTTGTGTCGAGCGCCCGCCATGGCGCCAAACCTCTCCGTCCTCGCCGATCGTTACCTGTGCGTCGCTGTACTGTCTCAGCGCCTTTCTTACAGCAGTTTCAGCATTGCCTTTGTAGGCGTCGAATTCAGCCTGAAGGCGCTTGAATTTTGCCTCCCACTCGGAATTGATGCGGTCTGCGTAGTCGGACGACGGCGGCGAGTAGAAAGCCATGCTGTAGTTTTCGTGGGCTGCTTGCGCCGATTCTGCCAAGCATTTGTGCTGCTCAGCAGTGAGGTTAAGAGAGCACTCTTCAGCGGCGGACCAGATGCACTCGCTCCAATAGTCGTTTTCTGCACTCATTTCGATTCCTCCAATACAGAGCGGGCGCGATCCGCCTGCCACTTACTATCGTTGCTCCACACGATTTCACGCAGGGCGACCTCAACATCTCGCATCCGCTCGATCATCTCGATCGCCGCGTCAATCGCCTCGCCAATCTCGATCGGATCGGGCGGCGCTGGCTGCTCAGAAGGCTCATAGTCGCCCCGGCGCCACTCGTTGAACTGGCGCAGGGTGGCTGCTACTTCGGTGGGGGTCATTCCGGCGCTCCTTTTCGGATCTCTTCGGCGGTCAAAGACCACCAGCCTTCCGCTGTGCGCTTGGGTGATTCACAGTACTGCGCCAGTCGTTCGCGCTCCGCTTCTGCAACAAGCGCAGCAAAGCGGGCGCAGAATTCCTGGACCTCTCGAACCGGCGCCCCAGCCCCCCAAAGGTGCATTCCGCGCCCCTCTTTCATCATGGCTTCATGGGCTTTTCTGGCAAGCAGTATCACGTCCTTGTGATTCATTTCCACGGCTCCGTTATTTCGGTTTGCGTCAGGCTGGCGGTCATTCTCTCACCTCAAAATCATGCCGATAGCCCTTGAGCAGGCTGCGGAAATGCGCGGCTGTGGTGACGCGCAGCTTGTTGGGCTTCCCGAACTCGCGCCCGTCTGGATCGACCCATCGGCGCGTATAGAAAACCCGCTCGGGGAAGCGGCCGGGCTTGAAGGTCGCAACGACATCAAGGACCATCGAGCCAGCGCCATCGGCGACGTAATGTTTCTCGGGGAAATAGCCTCCGGCGTTTTCGTCGGTTTCGAGCGTACAGCCAGGGCGCCAACCTTCCGTTTGATAGTAGCCATCATCGCCGACAAGATTTGCCACATAGCGGACAAACGGATAGCCGGCGACCGTGTGAGTCTGCCCGGCCTCGATCTTGATGGTCATGGCTGCTCTCCGGTGGCGCGGGCGATTGCTGCGCTGATACCTGGCACGGAGCCCAGCTCGGGCACTTGCTCAACTGCGTATTGCAGCGCCTCAAGCAGATCGGGAGCGGCGGCAACCAGCCGAGCATCTCCGTAGTCGCCATTGATGTTATGGACCGCCATGATCGGAAGCCCACCTTCCGCATCTTCAACCCCTATAAGTACCGGGAACATCTCTGGCGGGATAGGAGACACAGGCGTACCTAGAATCATCCACGACCCCGGCGTGTGCATCGTCATTTCCCTGCCTCCGTCACAATCAGATCAGTTCCATTGCAGCCTGCTGCGGCCGTCTCTGCCAGATCGCGGCGCTGTTCTGCGATTCGACGCGCTCCGCAATCACCGCCGCGCGCTGCGATGCAGTCGGCGGCAGGTAGCTGCCGAAGCGGCTCAAGCTGCCGCAGTTCACCGCCGCGTTCGTGCTGTCCGCACTGGCGAGCGGCAGCCGCGTGAAGATCTCGGGGTCCATCATGCGCAGGCCGTGAAGGCGAGCGCGCGGCCTGCCCTGATCGTCGCAGGCCGCGTCCATTGCCTCGCTCATTCGCTGCCACCATGCAGCGGTGCCTGGCGTTGCCCATTGCCCTGAGCTGCCAAGGGCGACGGTCGGCCACTCGTCGCAAAGACGGGCGAGCCGGTCAAGAGACTCGTGCATGTGCCAGACTGGAACGCCGTATCGGCCAAGGTCGGCATCTTCAAACTGAGAAATGAGCACATCATTGGCTTGTTCATCGCCGTCGATCACATCCGGGATCAGCGCCCACTCGAAGCCCGGATGGCGGCACCAGTCGCGCACCCACGCCATGTAGCCGGGCACATCGAGCACTTCGCCGCGCTTCCAGACCGAGAATGCGCCATTGTCAAAAAACGAACGACTGGCAGGCTTCGGCAACAATGCCCATGTCGTCCTGCCGCGGGTACGGCACGAGCGCATGGCGGCCGATCAGGAACCGTGCTGCGTCCTGCCTAGTCCCGCCAATAGGCGTGCCGTGAAAATGCTTCATGCGCTCTCCGTTGTGCGCGCAGTTGCAGAGCGGCGTGGTCATGCGCATTCCCCGCTCGGCGCGAAAAACGACTCATACGGGCGCTGCTCGTTGTCGCAGTCGAGCATCCGCAGCAGATGCACCGCCTGGGCTTCGGCGTCGGCCAGGGCGTGATGGT